AAAATATTTAAGGTACCATATAAGGGGACCCTATAGGTTATAAAATTACCTATGGATTTATACCCCCGGGGGTGTTAAAAACAATTTAGGTACCATAATTATATTATGCTTGATAAAGAAAATTTAAAAAAACTTAGAAATATAAATAATATTAAAGACCCTGAAGTTAGAAAAAGAGTTAAATTAAATTTTCTAATGTCTATTAAAAAGAATACAGACAAAAATATTCGTTCTGATTTTCTAACATTTGTAAAATATATTTGGCCAGATTTTATTGAAGGCTCCCACCACAAAACTATTGCAGATAAATTTAATAGATTAAGATCAGGAGAATTAAAAAGATTAATTATCAATATGCCACCAAGGCATACTAAATCAGAATTTGCTTCTTACTTTTTACCTGCATGGATGATTGGTAATGATCCTAAATTAAAAATTATTCAAGCAACTCACACAGCAGAACTTGCAGTTAGGTTTGGTCGTAAAACAAAAAACTTAATTGACTCAGCTGAATATAGAGAAATATTTAATACAAGATTACAAGAAGATTCAAAAGCCGCTGGTCGTTGGGAAACAGACAAAGGAGGTGAATACTTTGCTGTCGGTGTCCAAGGTGCGGTAACCGGTAGGGGTGCTGATCTACTCATCATTGATGATCCACATTCAGAACAAGATGCAAATTCTTCAACTGCATTTGAGAAAGCATATGAATGGTATACTTCAGGTCCACGTCAACGTCTTCAACCTGGTGGAAGAATCGTTTTAGTTATGACGAGATGGAGTACAAAAGATTTAACTGCACAATTGCTCAAGGCTCAAGGAGCAGAAGATAAAGCTGATAAATGGGAAGTTGTAGAGTTTCCAGCAATCTTACCATCAGGTAAAGCAGTGTGGCCACAATATTGGAAGTTAGAAGATTTATTAGCAGTTAAAGCATCAGCAGGTGTTTCTAAATGGAATGCCCAATACATGCAAAATCCAACTTCAGAAGAAGGAGCCATTATTAAACGTGAGTGGTGGAAAGATTGGGAAGAAGATTATGTGCCTGCAATTGAACATGTTATTCAATCTTATGATACTGCATTCTTAAAAAAAGAAACTGCGGATTATTCAGCGATCACAACATGGGGAGTATTTTACCCAGATCAAGACTCCGGTCCAAATTTAATATTGCTTGATTCAATTAAGAAGCGTGTAGAGTTTCCTGAACTAAGGCGCCTGGCTCACGAACAATATATGTATTGGAAACCTGAAACAGTTTTAGTTGAAGCTAAAGCATCGGGTCTTCCATTAACTTATGAACTTAGACAAATGGGAATACCCGTTGTTAATTACACACCATCAAAAGGAAATGATAAACATGCAAGAGTTAATGCTGTTGCACCTCTATTTGAATCTGGAAAGATATGGGCACCAAAAGGTAAACAATTTGCACAGGAAGTTATTGAAGAATGTGCTGCATTTCCACATGGAGACAATGACGATTTAGTAGATTCTATGACCCAGGCATTAATGAGATTTAGACAAGGTGGGTTGATTTCTCATCCAGAAGACTATAAAGATGAGCCTACCACAAGGGTAAATAGAACATATTATTAATATGATTGAAAAGAAAATTAGTTACGAAATTAATATTGAAAAACCTAGTAAGACAAAACCTATAAAACAAGGTGGAGTTTTTAATTATTTAGGAAAACAAAAAACAGTTAATGCTCCAGTTAAATGGAGATCATCTAAAGATCATCCAATAGCACATCTTTCATATATTACAAAAGATGAACAAAAAATTTTAATAGATTTAAATTTATATGGTTCATTAAAAGGTAAACCTAACAAAGGTCCGTTTGGACTTCCATCATTACAAGGATCAGGTAGTGGATCGGGTGGAGATGGAGGATCGTCTGGTGGAGATGGTAGCAACGGTGCAACGGGTGGAGAAGGAGAATCTACAGGAGATGCAAATGATCAAGGTGGAACAGAAGGACCGGGAGGATCGCAAGGAGAATCCACAGGAGATGCTCCAGGAACACAAGGCGGAACAGTAAGTGAAGCTCAAGCAGCAGCAGAATCAGTATCAGCAGATAACGTATCAACACAAGCTCAAGCAGATCAAGAAGATGCAGCAACAGCTGCAGCAGCAAATACAGGAGTAATGGGATCTCTTTCAAACGCAGTCCAAAATGCAATTGCAAATGCAGTGAACAATCCAATGTCAACAATTGCAGGTCTTGCTTTTGGACCAGTTGCAGGTTTAGCTGCAAGAGGAATTTCTGCAGCAGTAGATGCTGCTAACAGAGGAGTAACAGGTCCAAGTGATGATACTCAAGAATCAACTTCAGTTCAATCAGGACCATCACAAAGTTTAGGAGGTGATGGTGGAATAACTACATTACCTCAGTATGCTCCATTAGTTAATCAAACGACAGGAGATCTTTTATTAGATTCATTGATTGCAAGATATAGAGCTAATCTTCCCCCTTCTTCTTTTGGAATATAATGAAAAAATTAACAACAACTATACCACCTAAATCAGGTCCTAACCCACAGGGCTTGAATGTTACGTATAATAAGGTTAAGATAGTGAACTCGGAGAAATTAAATGGCAACTATAGACAAATCGCTTCCAAACGAAGTTATAAATAAAATTGAAATAGAAAATCCAGAGGCTTCTGCAGAAGAAATTGTAGAACTTCAAGAATCTATTCCAAGTACAGAAAATACAGAAATCACTCCAACGTCAGATGGTGGTGTTGAAATTAATTTTAATCCAGGAGCTTTTAATCAAGGTGAAAGTGTAAACCATTTTGATAACTTAGCAGAATTATTACCAGAAGATGTTTTAGGACCTTTAGGTTCAGAACTTTATCAAAATTTTTTAGATTATAAAACATCACGTCAAGATTGGGAACAAACTTATACTCAAGGTTTAGATTTACTTGGATTTAAATATGATCAAAGAACAGAACCATTTCAAGGAGCAAGTGGTGCAACTCATCCAGTATTGGCAGAAGCAGTTACACAATTTCAAGCTTTAGCTTACAAAGAATTATTACCAGCAGATGGACCAGTTAGAACTCAAATAATTGGAAACTCTTCTAGAGAAAAAGAAGATCAAGCTGTACGTGTTAAAGATTTTATGAACTATCAAATTATGGATGTCATGAGAGAATATGAACCAGAGTTTGATCAAATGTTATTTTATTTACCTTTATCAGGATCTACTTTTAAAAAAGTTTATTATGATGATTTACTTGGAAGAGCTGTTTCTAAATTTGTACCAGCAGAAGATTTAGTTGTTCCTTATTCAGCGACATCATTAGATGATGCTGAAGCAATCATGCATACAATAAAAATTTCTGCAAATGAATTAAGAAAACAACAAGTCGCAGGATTTTATAGAGACTTAGATTTATTACCAAGTGATGATTCTGTTACAGATACATCTGATGTAAAATCAAAAGAGAGAGAAATTGAAGGAGTTACTAAATCGGGTTATGAAGATATCTTTACATTAGTAGAATGTCATGTAAACTTGGATCTCGAGGGCTTTGAAGATCGTGATCCCAACGGGGAAATGACTGGAATTAAACTTCCTTACATTGTGACGATAGAAGAAAGCTCTCGTGAAATTTTATCTATTCGTAGAAATTATGAAATAGGTGATGTTAAGAAAAATAAGATTCAATACTTCGTTCATTTTAAATTTTTACCAGGTTTAGGATTTTATGGATTTGGTTTAATTCATATGATCGGTGGGCTATCAAGAACAGCCACATCTGCTTTAAGACAATTAATAGATGCAGGAACTTTATCTAATTTACCAGCAGGATTTAAAATGCGTGGTATTAGAATCAGAGATGATGCTCAATCTATTCAGCCAGGTGAGTGGAGAGATGTAGATGCTCCAGGGGGAAACCTTAGAGATGCATTTATGACTCTACCTTATAAAGAACCTTCTCAAACTTTATTACAATTAATGGGAGTCGTGGTTCAAGCAGGTCAAAGATTTGCTTCTATTGCTGATATACAAGTAGGTGATGGTAATCAACAAGCAGCAGTAGGTACAACCGTAGCTTTACTTGAAAGAGGAAGCAGAACAATGTCTGCTATACATAAAAGATTGTATGCCTCATTAAAATTAGAATTCAAATTATTATCAAGGGTATTTAAATTATATTTACCAGAAGAATATCCTTATGATGTTGTAGGTGGACAAAAAAATATTAAGCAAGCAGACTTTGATGATAGAATAGATATTGTTCCAGTCGCTGATCCAAATATATTTTCACAAACTCAAAGAATTAGTTTAGCACAAACTGAATTACAACTTGCTCAATCTAATCCTCAAATTCACAATC